TGGCAGGCGCGCTCATGGCGCGACCACCCTGTGGATATCCTCTTACGTCCACCCCATCCCCTTGCAGCATATTAGCGATCATCTGCCCGTTGAACTTCAAGTCCACGGCCAGTTGCCGAACCTTGTATTGCTCGCAGATCGCCGCGAGATCGCGGTGCAGCACGGTGTAATCCGTGACGTTTCCGTTGGTCACGCGGATATGCCCGTCCCGTATCCATCCGAGATAGTCCACTTTGTCGCGAGTGGTTCGCTCCACGGCGTTCGCCTCTGGAATCCAGAAGAACGGCAGCACGTCGAGGCTTCCGTCCTCCGGGTCAGGGCAGACCAGAACCAACGCGGTAAGGTCGTATGTGGTGGCAAGGTCAAGGCCAGCGTAGACAGGACGATCCCCGAAGTCCCGGAGCGGAACGGACCCCTGCTCCCACACCTCCGGTGACAGCCACCGCACGTCGGATGATGTCCAAGTGTTCAGCCGGTATCGCAGGAAGGAGTTGAGTTTGGTTGGCGACTGCTCGGCTTCTCTTGCGTCCAGTGCGAAGTCGTTCGGCTTGATCGTCACGCCCCACGACGGATTCGCCTGAGGCCACACGTCGGGGTCTTTCCAATCAGATTCATCCTCCATTTCGTAGATGCAGGAGAAGAACGTGGGATCGTGCTTCCAGTTCGCCGCGACTGCCTTCGCATACTGGTACTGCTCGTAGCAGATTCCTTTCCGGTCGTAGCCCGCCGTCGTGATCGAGACGAGGAGAGGCTGCTCGCGTGCTGCACCACCGTACCGGAGCGCGTCCCACAGCCTGCGATCCTTTTGGGCGTGGAGTTCGTCAAAGAGCAGCCCGTGAATGTTCAAGCCTTCCGCGCGGAACGCGTCGGCTGAAAGGACGCGGTAGAACGACGCTTCCTTGCGGTAGGCAATCGTGCGGCGAGAGTCGATGACCTCCAGCACGCGGGAGAGTTGCGGTGAGGCCCGAACCATGCTCGCGGCTTCGCGATACACGACCGACGCCTGCTCTCGGTCCGCAGCCGCTCCGTAGACTTCAGCCCCGTTCTCGCCGTCCATCACGAGCAGATACAGGCCGATGCCAGCAAGAAGCGTGGACTTCCCCTGCTTCTTTGCTGTGGAGATGTAGGCCACGCGGAAGCGACGAGTGTGATCGTCCATCCGCTTCCAGCCGAACAACTCACCAATCATCACGGTCTGCCACTCAAGCAGCGTGAACGGCTTGCCAGCGTGCTTGCCTTTGCTGTGTCGCAGCCATTCTTCAAAGAAGTTGACCGCGTGCTGCGCTGCCTCTGGATCGAAGTAGTAGTCAAGCCCCTGACGAGCGGCGTCGCTTTGCAGCGTAGGCGGCAACCGGGTCTGTATCTTCGTTGCCATTCGTCGTTGAAACCTGTGACCTGCTGCTCGGCGTCATGCCGAACTCTTGCTCGATCCGCAGCATCGCAGCGTGATGGCGGTGCATCTGTGTTGCCCACGGAGCAACTTGCGTGTACTTGATCCGCATCTTGCCGTCCGTGCGGTTCGGGTCTGGCTCCCAGTGTGTGTATTCCTCGCCTGCGATCTTCACCTTCTCATAGCACGCAAGGTACAGAACCGTTTCGATGCAGTAGCGAGTCAGCGTCGGAATGTCTGCCTCGGTCAGCACCCGCATCCGCGACAACGTCTGCACGGATTCCTTCCAGACTTCGATGCACTTGCCGTCCAGTGCCTTCGGTGGCGGGAAGTCCTGCGGCATGAGCGGAGGCGTTGGCTCGTTGGCAGGAAGCGTCTCCTTGGACGGATTGCCGCGAATGTATTTCAGGATCGACGGTTCTGGCGCGGGTCCACGCTTGCCCATGATTTCACCACGGAGGGGGAGGTGCGAAACGGCGAGTCGCCGAGATGACAGCGGCTTCGCACGCTGCGATCTGCTTGTTGTTCAGCGTTCTCTTAAGCACAACATGACTACCACGCGGCCATCCAGCCTTATCCGCGATGCGGATCAAGGATGGATATGTTTTCACAAGGTGGGCAGCCTCTTTGAGTTTCTGCGGCATCCGCTGCTCGATGCTTCCGTATGCCCCGGATGTGTATCGCTTGCAGTCTGGCAGCACCCACTGATTCACAACCACGCAACCGAACCGCTGTATGTTGCGGGCTGTCCAGCACAGATCGTCAATGAGTTGAGCGTTGGTGTCGAAGCGGAGCGATGTTTTCTTCACGACCCACGCTCGCCCATCGGCAAGGACGTTGAACCGCCACTTGGCATCGCGAAAGACCGAGTTGGAAATGCCGCAGAAGCCGCCGAGGCTGGCTCCGACGCCTTCGCAGGCTGCGGTGGTTTCATACGCACGCCGCATGAACTGACTGAGCGGGATCTCCTTGGCAAAGATCCCCTTGAACGATGATTGGTTGTCCATCGAAATGCCGAGGCGGGTGGACTTCCTCGCGTCGTAGTCGCGCAGTTCCGTGACGGACTTCAAATCGTCAACAAAGAACACAGCCCACTCACCATCGTCCATCATGTCGAGTGCGGCGTTCCGGTTGTTCGCCAGCCCCTTCGGCTGTTTGGTGGCGACGATGTTTTCCTGCTTGACCCTGCCGCCGTCAACGAACCGCTTCCGCGACTCCTCGCTGTGGCACAAGACAACGTGAGGGACGTTGCTCTTGTCGAGCAGCAGCGGCGTGCTGATTGAGTCGTAGCGGTCGTAGGTGAAAACAAAAACTTTCATCGGTGCAGCGGATCCCCTCTCTTGCGGTTCTTCACGCGGTTCACTTCTGCCTTCGCGTCTTTGCAGTGGATCATGTTCTCTCGGTAGTAGAACACCAGCGTGATCCGCTCGTAGCCGACTCGCATCCGTGTGAACGACGTGTTGCTGTGCCACTCATGCACATCTGCGAGACACAGGCAGCCGTGACCGAGGTTGACCGCGACGCGGTACGCCGGAAACACGAGATGCGCTCCGTCGTACTTGTCGTTCCGCAGGCAGGACATCACGCCGAAGCCGCACGCAAGGTCTCCAGCGTCCTTGTGTGTCGCGGTCTGGAAGTTCTTGTTGACCGTGACCGTTGTGAACGTGCTTTGCGGAATCACCCAGTCCGATGCCGTGCGGCTCGAGTATTCACGCTGTGCTGACCAGCGATCCGGCATGAACTCGCGGAATCCTTCGTCGGCTCGCTCGATGTACGGAAGGAACCGTTTCCACGATGCAGCCTCCTTGATCACGAAGGAAGTCTGCCTGCAGAACGGATACCGTGCGCTCCTGTCGAAGTAGCCGATGATGCCGCTGTTGACGAGCCCTGCTCGCGTGGTGTTGCTGACCGTGCCATCAGTCTTGATGGCTCGCAGGCTTGTCTTGCCGTGCGGTCCTTGCAACGCGGCGTCACGCTTCCGCAGTTTGACTGTGGAAAGGTCGCCAGCCGCCAGCCCACGCTGGTCGGTCTCGGTGGCTGCGGCTCGGCACGCTGGCAGGACGGATCGGCACAACTCGCTGCTGAACCACTGCGGACGGTACTTGACCAGCGGTGTTCCGTCTGGCTTGAACACGTCGCAAGGTTCATCACCGCCGAGCAGCACGTCGTAGTGCGACTCATCCAGTTTTGTCCCGGCAAGGTGGTCCGCGTCGAACTTCGCCTTACAGTGATGCACTTGCACGTCGCACAGCCTCCAGAACCGTGTCGGTAATGTTCTCGGTCGCGTACTCCTCCGCGAGTTTGGTGCAAGAGTCCTGGAACTCGTCGATGGTCGACTCGTCAAGGAACAACTGCACCATCCGGACGCCGCTCGGAGGCGGATCGGTGGAATCATCGCCTTCGCTCGGCTCGGCTTCCTCCGATTCCGGCTCGTCCAGATTCTCGTACAGACCGGCTTGCTTGGCAGTCTCCGCGATCAACTCCTGCAAGGCTTGGCTACTGGTGTTCACCGTGTGAAGCAGTTCCTCAAACCGTGCGGCGTCGGAATCCGCCATGGAAGCCAGCGGATCAAGGGTCGCAAGGAGTTTGTCTGCTTCGGCTTCGTTCACGTCCAGCACCAGCACAGGAACGTCTCCGTCTCCAAGCGTCTCCGCGCGGAGATGCCCGTCGATCAGCATCAGCGATCCATCCGGCAACTCCCGTGCGAGGCAGGCATCCGCCAGCCCGATCTCCGACAGCACACCACGCAAGGCGTCTTGCTGTGCCTTGGGATGCGTTCGCCAGTTCTTGGGGTTGGGCCGGAGGTCGCTGGCAGGGACCATACGGAGCGTTTTGACGCGGTTGCGGATGTTCATGGGGTGAAAGTGCCTTTCAGGGGTGAAATGGCCGTAGGGAGCGTATTTGGGCTTTTGAAGGTGGGGGGGGGCCACAAACCCCCGGCCTCACGCCCACAGGGAACAGTGATGGTTTTGCTGGTTGGGACCGGTTTTGGTCACCCCCCCTAGGGGGTGGCCCATATGTATATGGGCCATTTCGTGATACCACCCTTGTCAAATGCCCACGTTCACCCGTCAGTCCGCGTCTTGCGGCTGTGACAAGAATGGCACAGGCATTGACCGTTATCCACGGTGTAGCGGAGGTCTGGCCGCTGCACGACCGGGATGATGTGGTCAGCGTGAGCCTCACGCTTCGATCCGCATACCCTGCCGCACGACCGACAGGTGTAGTCATCACGGAGAAGTACCGCCGCTCTCCATGCCTTGTGCTTCCCGTCGCAGTAGCCGCGAGCCGCCGCGTTCGGACGCTGCTCACGCCTCCGCACTTTTGCGTTGGAGCGTGGCAGGCGGAACATCTCTATGCGTTGCGGCATCTCAACTCTTGAGCGTGACGGTCGCAGCCACGCCGGTGCCTGCCGTGTTGCCGACCAGCACTTCGAGGTACGGCACACCGAACACCGCGTCAGGCAGAGCGTAGATGGTTCCGACCGCCGTGGATGGAGCGAGCGTGATGTCGGCCACTGAGCCGTCCGCGTTGTAGAGCCGCTTGAACGTGCCGCCCTCTGCACTGCTGCCCCACATCTGGAGCGTAGTGGCCGAGGTGCTCATCGTTCCGACGTCAACCACACCACCCGCGAAGTCCTCAAGGAACAGCGTGGTGGCGGACGCGGTGGAGGTGGTCAGCGTGATCGGCACTTGCCGCGAGCGGCGGCGCATCTTGATTTCGGACATCGCATCTTCTCCTGTGGTGGCACGGGTCAAGCCCGCGACGTGGCCTCACACCCAAGCCTATGAGCAGCACGGTCTAGACTTGCAGCGGCGGCTCAGGGGATTCCTCTGGCACCAGTTGCGGCACGGCGTCGGCCAGGGGGATGACTTCCACCTGATCCATGAGTTCCGGCGTCATGTGGACCGCGATCCAGCCAAACAGGTCGCCCTCGCCAACAGCGGACAGAACCTCGCCGTCAATCATCCAGCGACCATCGGTGAGTTGCCTGCCGTAGCAGATATGTCGCGGGTCGCCGTGTTGCTCTTGGATTGTGTACAGGGCCACCGCAACCTCATGCGGGTAGACCAGCGCGAGGTCTTTGCAGTCAGCGTGTGGCATCGGGAGCGTGAGGTCGGAGAGTGTCATGCGATCCTCGTCATGGCCGTTTGAAACGCTTGCATAGCAGTGTTGTAGGCAGTCACCTGTGGTGCGTCCATGCCAGCACCGATGCTGTATGCAGCCATTCGCCCGTTATAAAACTCCGTTGGGCCGTTGCGGGCGAAAACAAAGAACGGTGACGCGCCGGTAGTTTCGGCTACTGGGGTTTCGTTGATGCCTACTTGAGCAGCGTTGGCATACAGGACAAGTCTTGTAGTGCTTGTGCGTGAGCCAACAAAAAGTCCGCTGCTTGTGTTCGTTCGATTGATTTGGCTTGCAGCGTCCGACTTCCCTAGATCGACTTGCAGCGTGTAGTTCGGAGAAGTTGACCCATCGGTTCGCACAAACAGGCGATACCTGTCCGTAACTCCGTTGAAAATCGTACCTACGAGAGTTCTGACTGCGGTGATGTCCTGCGTGCCAGTGATGAACGAAGCAATGTGGCAGTTGGCAGCACCGGGAAGTTGATCGACGTTGAAAGCGGTGTTTAGGTACTTGCTTGATCCGTTGCCTAGCAATCCGCCGCTTGTCCCCATCTCGTTGTAGTCACCGGCGAGGAACGCCGGAGAGCCGAGATTCGTATCGGTCGCCCCGCCGTACTGCGTCCCGCCTAGCGACGGTCCCCGATAGAGCGGCACCAGTGCAGCGTTGAGTCCCGTGCCGCAGAACAAGTTGAGCCGATAGAAGCGGTCGCGGATGCCTGCCGATGCGATGGCCTTGCAAAACTTATCCACAGCGGACAACGTAAGGCCGCTCACTGACGATCCGTTGGCAACAACGCGAGCCGCCCACGCCGCAGCCTCGGGGTGAATCGTCTGTCTAGGCCTTAGGAGGCGTGGTGACTGTGGCATGGACGCCTTACTTCTTCTGGTTGGCTTTCAAGTCTTCTTGCAGCAGGCGGAACCCTTCATCGCACAGCCCCGGCCCGTTGGGGTTGCGGTTGTAGCACCGCTTGCACTTCTCCGCGTGGGCGTCGAACTGCGGCGTCGGTACTGCCTCCACGCCCACACGAACAGCATCCGCACCCACCATGCTTGCCCTTGCAGCAGCAACCGCAGCGGCACATCGAGCAGGCTCGGCTTTGATGGCACTTGAGTCAGCAGAAAGCCACACCAGCAGCGACACGACCCACTTCCAGAACAGGGCGATCATACGCTGGCCTCGTTGTATTTCTTCCAGACGAACATACAGAGCAACGCCCCGGCGACGCTCAGGATCAAACCACCGGGAGCGTAGTTGCTTCCAGTGATAACAGACCCCACAAGTCCGCCAGCGACCGAGCCAGCGACGCCGATGCCAATCGTCACGAACTTGGAACGCGGTGCAGCGGGAGGCCACAGCCACTCAGCGACCGAGCCAGCGATCCAGCCAAACACCAACCAGACGATCACGCTAATCATTTCACCAGCCCTCCGAGTGACAGATATTTCCTTGACCGCGATAGACCCGCTCCTGCACAGGAGGCGGGTCAGCGAACACCGCAACCCACAAACCGAGTTTCGCCATCCGTTGCAGGAAACGCAGCACAGGTCGGTCGTGCTTCGGCACGAACGGATTGAGCGGATCGAAGCCGGGAGCGCACGCAACCAAGTACCCTGCGACAAGGCACGCAAGGCACGCGGCGACGAACGTGTTACGCGTCACAGTGCGAGCGCGTGGTTGATCGTTGACTCGCGGCTCGACGCCTGCGGAGACGGCGACATCCATTCTCGATGCTCCAGTTTTCGCCAAGGGAATCCAGACACGCCACCAATCGCGAACGAATCGCCCTGACGAAGAATCGCTTCGATATCAGCCCGCGAACACCAGAACGAACCGTCAGGCTGATCAGCGGGCCACTTCGGCCCGTTCACCCATGTGGTGTTCCACGAGTTGAGGATCAGAACTCCGTCACGCTTCCCGGGACCGTCCGCGAAGCGAATTGAGATGCAGCACATACAGTGAGACCAGTTGCCGCCGCGAGGAAGGAAGCCATCCTTGTCTCGAGTTTTCGTGGCGGCGAATCCAACGTCTGAGCAGATCGGGACGCAATACCCTGACGTGATCGCAGCAACCAACTCGTCCCACGTCGAAACCTGTGCCACGGCGAGCGCACGATGGTTGGATGCAGCGGTTGCGATCTCTCGCGGTGGCCCGTTCGCTCCCCATTCACGGGAGCGTTCAATCGAGTAGCGGGTCAGGTCGTACTTGCCAATGACCTCCCGATACAGGATGCCTCCGACTTCCTTGTCTTTGCATCGGCCAGCCACCCATCTGGCAGCGGCAGCACCGTATGATCCGTCGCTGTATCCTGCGAACGTGACGGGAGGAAGCCTAGCAAGCGTGCGACTCCCTCCATAGATCGGTTCGGTCGCGACCAGTTTCGGTGGGGCTGGAAGTTCTCCCTGCTTCCACGACACAGACTGCCCGATGTAGGAGCCCACCCCCCATCCAAACGAGACACAGGTTCCAGCGGAGCCTTGGTCCCACGCTGTGAACGGCTTGCCGTAGACGGACCGATGAGCCTCGTCTGCGTAGCGGTAAAGAAACGTGTCCTGCTTGACCACGTTGTCCATGCAGTCCTTGCCAGCCTGTGCGAATCTTGGCTGGTCGAGTTCCCCAAGGAACTCAGCCGTGCCTTCAGGGTCTGGCAGATAGCCGAAGTTGTTCTCGACACGATCAGCAAGGATTCCGACGTATCGGCTGACCAACGTGCCGAGAGCCGCCGCAAAGATGACGAAGGAGATGGCCGAAAGAGTCCACGACCCGTTACTGCGCTGCGTCACTTGCCGCCCTCCCTACATCGCGGAACGCCGACACCCAAGCATCGCGGCTCTCTGGCGTCAGTGGACCGCCATCCGTGCCAACATGGACTTCCAGATACTCAGCGATCTTGTCGCGTGCGGCTGGCTGGCGATCGCCGATGCTTTCTCCTCGACAGCGAAGGATGCGGGAGGTCTTGCGGAGTTGGTCGATCTGCGACCCAGTGACGTAGAACGGTTCGCTGAGCGAACCGTCCCACTCAAGTTCATCGGCCAGTTCGGTCAGGAGGCAACCAACGGTCGCTGCGTCTTGGCTGGCTGTTTCACCACGGAAGTCTCCCTCCAGCGAGAGCGGCCCGGTGTCTGGCAACGGCTGCGGAGGCACGTTGCTGCGACCCCACGAAGGCAGCATGAGCAACGCTAGGCAGACGAGGCCGAGACCAAGAAACTTGCGGTAATCGACGTGCGGCTTGACTGCCTCAAGAAGTGCCTTGAGTTTGTCCGCGTCGATGCCGAAGAACATCGCTGCCGCAGCAACGATGAGCAAAAACGAAATCATCTATGGTGTCCTCGGGGATCACTCTTTTTTCTCAAATGAAGTGCCTCCCCTTGCAGCCCTTACCACTGGCTTTCACGGTTCAAGTCGTAGAACACATCCCGCA